TACCGGCCCCATAGAGGAACGCATAGGTCACCGTCTTGGTGGCCGCACGGGAGAGCCCCGTGATCTTGGCGTTCTCGTTATGGATGTCGAGACCAGGCTCGGAGACGCGCCTAGCGAACTCTCCGTTGTCGTAAGGCCACAGGTAGTGTCCCAACATGCGGAGCTCTAGACCGCTGGCGTCCGTACCGGTCTGTTCCCAGCCTTCCACGCCGGGGCGGAAGAGGGAGCGGCACTCAACGCCGAACCCACCTTTCCATCCAGGGATAGGCTTGTCGTCATCGTCGAGAGATACACCCGGCACCTGCGCCAGGTTAGGGTCCATGTGGGCCGCACGGTGAGACACGGTGCCCAAGGGGTCCACTCGGCCATGAATGCGTCCGTCCCGGACTAGATCAATCCAGTTCTTCTTGCCGGTGGCAAGCTGTCCCAGGGTCTTATCGACCACCAGGTACTCCAGGATCATCTCCTTGAGGTCAGCGGGTAGAACATCGGTGCTGATCGCCTTGATGGTCGTCTCGTCCACCTTGGGCTGGTCCATGTTCTTGCCGCCCCACTCAACGGGCTTCCACCCGTAGACCTTCTGGAGTCTGTCACCGAGGTGATGGCGGTTGGAGGGCTTGAACTCGGTGAACTGCACTTTGACGAACGGAGCATCAGCTTTGTACTCACAGAGCACCGGACCCACATAGGGCTTCAACGGCTTGCCGGTCTTCTCTGAGACACGCTCGATGGTAACATCTTCCCAGTAGGGGAGCTTCACGTTGCGGTCCCTGGCAGGCTTCTCGCCGTTCACGATGTCCTTTGTGATAGGCTGGTACCAGGTACCGAAGGCTTCTTTGAGCTTAACTTCCAGCTCGGCTGCACGGGTCTTGAGCTTGGCTGCCAGTGCTACCGCACCATCCAGATCGAACCCATAGCCATCCTTCTCCTGTTGGAGACAGATGTCGAGCACGTCATGCTCCAGCTTCACCACTGAGGGTGACCAGCCGATACCCCGCGCTGCCTTAGCACTACCGTCGAGATGGCTCTCGATGAGGCTTAGGAGCTTGGTCGTGACCTGTACGTCCACCTCGCAGTAGTCCTGCATGGGTTTACACCAGGCGTGCCATTCCCAGAGCTTCGGGTTGCCCTTCTCGTCGGTGGTGATGAGGGGGCGGAACTCCTCGGGCACGGAGAACGGGTCGCCGGTCTTGGAGAACGTCTTGTTGAGCTCCTTGACCTTCGCTGCGTACTCGCCCTTCTGGAGACCCAAGCGGTAACCCCATGCCTCCAGGCGCTGGGCTCCGATAAGTTGTCCGGGCAAGGTGCCTTTACGCCAACGTGGGAAGTCCAGGTCCTTAAGGAGGTCCATAGGCCAGATCATCTTGGCCAGGGTCAGGGTGTCACGGATGATGGGACGATCCAGCCCAGGGTAGAGCTTCTCCAGAACGGGAGCATCGTAACCCACGAAGTTGTGTCCGAAGACCATCGCCGCGTTCTGGTAGATGTCGAGGCCTTCCTCGATAGAGGTGTAGCCGGGGTAGTTACAGCAACTCCAGGTCTCCTTCGTCTGGATGTCGGTGAGGACGAGGGACCAGCAGTTGGTGACCTCATCATACAGACCATTGGTCTCGATGTCGGCGGTGAGGCGGCGTCCAGGTTTGCGTTCTTCGCCATAGAACCAGTCGAAAGGGTCAGTACCCATAGCGCTTAAATGCCTCCGTAAATCGCCTCCAGTGTCCGACATCCCGAGCCTCATCCCACTCCTTGGGGCGAGAGGGCATCGGGTCTTCATCAGGCTCACAGGGGCGCTCGATCACAGGGGACAGGTAGAGGAACTCCTGGGAGGAGACCCTCAGTCTGCCTTCGGTGACGAGGTAGATGGTTTTGATCTTGACGGCCTGCTCAACGGCAATGGCCTCAGTGGACGGTGAAGTTCTTGCGTCGTGCTGCGGCTCGTGTGCCGGACTTAAGGCGACGGAGATACTCGACGATCCTGTTCCGTGCTTTTGAGATAGGCATGTCCATAGCCTCTTCAAGAACGGCATCGTCTTGGTACTCCTTGACAGACTTAAAGTTCACCCCGTAGGCCAGCAGCACGTCATAGGCCCACTGGTAGAAGCGGAGCCATTCGTGAGCTAGGTAGACGCGGATGTTGAGGACCTCCTGGTCCTTCCGCAGCTCTTCGACTTCTTGTCGGAGGCGTTCTGTTTCGTTCATTAGTATTCCTGCTCTACCGGCCCAAAGGCGGACCCTTCGTTCTCCCCGCGTACAGGGAAGGGCTCGTTGGTCGGTGTGTTGGTCCCCTGAAGATCATCCCACTTGAGGACATCGGCAGTACCGGTTGTACCTGTGTGACGACACTTCAGGATTCTGATCTGGGTTAAGTCTGGCCGGGGACCTTGTTGGTCACGCTCGTAAGCCAAGACGTTCATGCTGTACTGCGCAATCGCTGCTGACCCTCGGATATTGTTGAGGCTGATCTGTCGGCCCTCCTCGAAGGACGGACCAGAGCCTCCACGGTCACCGGATAGGTGATGAGCGACGTGCAGAGAAACATTGGCCTGCTTTACCAGGCGTGCGAACTCGTAGGCCAGCTTGTCGAGGGCCTTACGGTCGTCCTTCTCGGCGGCTGAGGTCACAAAGAAGGATAGAGGGTCGAGGAATATGACCCGACAGTCCAGGCCCTGTGCCATATACCGCACGTACCCAAGAAGCGCATCTAGCTTCCAGTCCGCCTGCTCTGGGTCGAACAGGTGAACCTGGCCTGGAGGGAATAGCTTCTTGTGCAGCGCCTTCATCTCCTCATCATCGAGAGGATTGAGGTGCAGACGTTGTTTGACGTGGCGTGACATCAGGTCGATCTGGAGCTTACGCCGAGTGTCCTCGAACCTCATGACGCCGAACTTGATACTATGCTTCATGAGATGGTGCTGAAGCTCGACGAGGATGGAGGTCTTCCCGACACCCGTGCCTGCGATATGGTAGGTGACTTCCTTGGTGCGCATCCCGCAGGTAGCGCTCTGGGTAAGGGCCCAGGGGTAGTCCACGATAGCCTCTTCATCGGCTGCCAGGACATCGTCGATACACTCAGAGGCGTCAACGATCCCTCCCGGAGCCCACAGTGTAGCCCCGTAGACCGACTGGTAGACTTCTCCATTCCGTCCGGTCTGAAGGAGCTCGGAGGCGTCCTTGGCCGTGGGGTGCTTGATGTTGAACACCTTGCCCGGCTCAAATATCTGGGCCATGTCCGCGACGACTTCCTGGCCGGGACCGTCATTGTCCATCCAGAGGACGATCTTCTCGAAACGATCTAGCCACTGGAAGTTGGTCTTCAGGGACGCTACAGCCGAACCCACGCCCATAGGGATGGACACAACGGGGAACTTGAAGTTCGTCTCCTGGGCCACGCTGAGGGCGTCCAGTTCGCCTTCGGTGATCACCACCATGCGGTCGTTACGCTCGCCCCATATGTGCTGCCCGAATAGCTGACACTTGCCGGGGGATGGGGCGTCCTCTACCAGGGGCTGGAAGAAGAACTCCTTCTCGGGCGTGCGGTACTTCTGATAGACCATCTCGCCGAGGAGGTTGTAGTAGTTGGCAACGTCCCGGTACTTACCCTTGACCTTGGTGCGGAAGTATCCGAATCTCTTGAGAGTGTCAGCCTTCAGGCCTCGCTTCTTGAGACCTTCGGGACTGAACGATAGGTCGAAGGGGATGGCGTTCTTGGGAGCCTTGCTTGGTTGGGGTTGGTCTTCCACGTCGCTTCGAGTTCCCTTCTTGTAACCACAGCCGGGCGAGAAGCAGTATTGGTGCCCGTCAGAGTAGGTAGCTAGGTTGTCATCTGATCCGCAGTCGGGGCACGGCCCCTTGGACACAACAGTGCTGTCTTCCATCACGCGGACGGGCCTCCTTGCTGTTCTGGTTGTGGGGGTGCTGGCGGCGATCTGGATGGGCCGCTTCGACGTTACCGGCGCGGGGGTCGGCTATGTCATCCTGGACCGCTGGTCTGGGACTATTGAGGTCTGTGCACCAGGGTCCGCAGGGGAGAGGTGTTGGGAGCGCTAGGCTTCCTTCATCCCCATTGCATCCTCTCGGACACTGAGGTTCTTCTTGAACTTGACGACCTCGACGAGAGCATCAGGATCAATGTGTGGGTTGTAGATCGAGCGGCCTTTGTACTTGAACCACTCGTGTAGTTCGTGCATCTCGGCGGACTTGATGGCATCCATACAGGCCCCGACGATCTCCTGTCGGCACATATGGTAAGACAGGTAGCGCTTCCCGCCCTTCCAGGCCTGGCGTTCTCCCGTGTAAGGCGAGAGGGCAGCGTCGGTCCAGTCTTCAACTTTGATCTGGATGTAGGGCCGAGATGCCTTTCCGTTTAGGACACCGTAGACTCCGTCCTCACGGAAGGGCTCATCCGTCTGTAAGAGGATCGACCAGCCTGGTTTATAACT